TAAGCAGGACCCGACCGGGCAAGCTAAAAACCGCCGTACAGCCTCCCGTCGATTGAAAAACCGCTGCACCCGGGCAGAAAAGCCGGTCCGCGCGATACTGCGGGACATACCTCGCAAGCGCCGCACCGTGACGCCGCTAGTAAACCGCAAAGTAATCCCAGTCTATGATTACCAGCTAACCGCTGACGAGTTGGAGCAAGTTAACAGGGGCGTCCGCCGCGTAATAAACGACGAGCTAGTCGAGACGCAGCTGGACAGAATGCCCCCCAACTGGTGGTGGCAGTCGGTCACTGAGCCACCCTATCGGGAGGGGTACGCGGAGGAGGTTATCGAGTTTAACCAGCTAATAAGCTCCGAGGTAGTCCGCGCCCGAAAAATAGCGGGGCTAACTCCGCAGCGCTTAGAGGTACAGGCGGCCCTTATGTCGCAGGAGTACCAGGACGCACTTAGTAAGGTATATGTCCGCAACTTTGACAGCATTAGAACACTGAGCGACCGCACCAGCGACCAGGTAATCCAGACCATAAACGCCGGCCTGTCAGCTAAGGAGTCGCCCCGAGATATAGCGAAACATATCGGCGAGCGCTTCGACGTGTCCCGCTCCAGCGCTAAACGCATCGCAGACACAGAGGTCAATCGGGCGTATAACGACGCACGACTCGACGCGGTGGACGTGGCGGCTGGCATAAGCGGACTACGCGCCGGCGCGCTGCACTTGTCCGCGCTGATACCGACGACCCGGTCCAACCACGCCAACCGCCACGGCAACGCGTACACCACCGCACAGCAGCGGCAATGGTGGGCGACGGGGGCTAATCGTATAAATTGCCATTGTTCTACGCGGTCCGTGCTAATCGATAAAAACGGCAAAGTTATCGATTTAGAGCTACAGCAGGAAATAAAGGCAGAGCGCTCCTTTTTTGACCCCGAACCGCCAGCGACTCCGCCAGCGACTCCGCCAGCACCACCGCCAGCACCACCGGCGCGCAGGAGGGAGCGCAAGGCACCCCCAGCCACCCTAGGCGACAAGTTCGCAGCCAGCGGGATAACAGACCCCCGCTACAAGGCAGCACTTGAGGACGCCGGGACGCCGGCAGTAACTCAGAAAAAAGACGGCGCGTATTTTTCCCCAGGCTCTAAGACCATCAACATGCCTAAGAAATACGTCCCCGGAGAGAACCTAGGAGACGCGGTGTACCGGCACGAGTATGGGCACTATTACGACGACCACAAAGGCACGATAACAGCGACGTCGAGGTATAACGCCGCAGTCCACGCGGCCGACCGCGCTATTAAAAACCGGGATAAAAAATTCTATAACGCCCATAAATCCGACGTGGGCGGGAAAGCCCCCGCGTACTCTAAGCGGTCGGTCTCAATAGTGTGGCGAGAGAAAGTGCGGGAGGTTTCCCTGGAAGCCAAGGCCGACGGACGTGCCGCATTAGACTGGGCGGCCGACGCCACAACCCCCGGCGGACTAGCCAGAGGGCTGGTGGATAAACTCAAAGAGGCGCCCAGGGGCGGCCAGGTGCGACTAGAGACAATAGCCGAGATAGTCGCAGCCGAACGGTTTAACCGCCCCCTCGGGTATGTAAGCGCCCTATGGGACGGAGGGGCGTCATACTACCTACAACAGACCTGGCGAGAGGCGGGGCACATTACCGACCTCGTGGGCTCAATAACCAGCCTGCGACACGGTGGGGGGCATAGCGCGCAATACTACCGAGATTTTAAGAGGGGCCCTATACGCTTCGGCCAAAACTTAGAGGCATACGCGCAGGTTTTCAGTCTTAACGCAATAGACGCGGGGCCCCTGGGTAATGCTTTTGTCCAGGAGTTCGCGCCTAACCTAGTCGAAATATTAAAGGAGCAAATGGAATAATGTTTATAGACGTTTTTATCGAGTACCAAGCAAAATATCCCCACACGCTAACCGTGGAGACGGTCTACGCTGCAGCTGAGGAGGACGAGCAGCGCGTTACTGCGCTACTCAAAAAATCATTAGACGAAGGCACCCCCCTGGAGGACAGCGACATCCTGGGGACGCCCCCTGGCGTCTACATATAGCGGCTCGACTTGCAACCGGGTTAAAAATGCGCTCAAATACATATAAACCACGCAGGCCATAGATATGAAAAAAATATTTTTACATTGCTCCACACAGGTGCGCCGCGACGCCGTGCGCCGCGAGACACGTAAGGGGGTAGAGCATATTGTTATTAGTTCGCACACCCTCCCTAACAATGTCGTAATGAATGGGGGGTTATACTCCACCGAGGAGGTAGACGCGGCGATTTTATCACTTAACCGCACGCTGGCCCCCGTAGAGCACCCGACGGACGCGGACGGCCGTTATATCAGCGCCACCGACCCGCAGGCTATACACGAGTACTACGCGGGGGCAACAACGCGGAGGCATATAACGAAAACGACCGCCGTGAAGGGGACCGCATAGCACTGGACAAAGTTATCAACGTCCCGGAAGCTCAGAAAAGCGACAGGGGTAAGCGGCTTTTAGACCGCGTCGTCGAGATAGAAACAAACAGCGAAGCCCGCCCCATACACACCTCCGTGGGCGTGTTCGTAGGTGCGGAGGAATTGGGCGAGCCCCGCACGAACGCGGCCGGGCAGGAGTACACCTGGATAGCTAGAAACATGGTTTTTGACCACGACGCTATCCTCCTGGACACTGTGGGCGCAGCACAGCCCCACCAGGGCGTCGGCATGGCAGTTAACAACGAAGGCCACGACGTAGAGGCCCACACGGGCACCATAGCGCCGCTGGGCAATGCGAGCGGGGCGTCGTTCTCTGACGTTAACGACGCGCTGCGCTCAGCGCTAGAGGGCGAGCCGCTAATCCAGGCGAGCGAGTACATGTACGTGGAGGAGGTTTTCCCCGACGTCGTCGTGTTTAGTGTAGACGGCACGCTCTACGAAGTCCCCCACCGTTTAGACGGCGGACGTGCTACGCTTGTGGGCATACCGCTCCCAGTGGAGCGAAAAATTACTTATTCACCTAAAACCAACCAGCGAGAGGGCGACACCATGCGCGAATTGATGATTAATGCTTTGAAGGCCGAAGGCATTCAAGTTAACGAGGATATAAGCGACGAGTCGCTTTTAACACAGTACACGGAGCTACAGGCGAAAGCTGCGGGCGCCGGCCTGGAGGTTAACGCGGAAGCCATAGCCGAAGCCGTTACGGCAGCCGTGGCACCAATAACCGCTAAAGTGGCCGAGTTAGAAACTAACGCGCAGCAGGTAGCCGGCCAGGGGCTGGACAAGCTGGCGGAGTTAGTGGGTAACAGCGAGAAGTTCCCCGGCTTAGACGTGGACGCGGCCAAAAAACTAGGCGCGGCCACATTAAAAAACATGGCGGCCAACTGCAAAGAGTCCTACGGCTTAAGCGGTTTCGAGCTTGAAAACAATAATCTGGGCGGCGAAACTTTCGCCATGCCTGAATAAAAAAAGGGGACGGACATGTCTACTATTGGAAAACGCACCATATTTGTGGGGCCTGCGGACGACGCGAACCATAAGCCGCTAACTTTTGAAGGCATAGCGGGCGGGGCTATCCGCCCGGGCACGCTTGTGGTAGTTATCGCCGGCGATATACTTGAAAACGGGGAAGCGTCTACGGTTTTTGGTACTCCTACCCTTATCGCCGATAAGGACGAGCTGCGCACGCGCTCAGTCGACGACGCGCTGGTTAGTGGCGACCAGGTTCAAGCCTTCCGCCCACGCTCCGGCGAATTTTTTAACGTGTTAGTGGCTAGCGGACAGGTACCTGCCCAGGGCTTAGCGCTGGCAAGTAACGGCGACGGCACGCTTAAGGCCGCAGCCACAGACGGGTCGGACGCTATTGTGGCGTATTGCGACGAAACGGTCCCCGTGTTAGCGGACGACACTCTTATCCGCGTGTACTTCGCATAATAGAGGGCGATAAAAATGTTATTTAAAAAAGACTTACTTGGCAACAGCAAAACGGGCCTAAAACAGTGGGAAGCTGTACAGGCGCGACGTAACGCAGCCAACACCACGGAGCAGCTTTTCGCCAACGCACTACGCGCGGAAGGCTTACAAGTAAACCAGGGCCTTATCCCTAAAGACGTGTATCAGGACTTTGATAACACCACCGTTACGCGTATGCGCTCGGACGACGGGGACGCATTCCTTAACGACTTAATGGCGCTTTCTAACCCTATCAACTTGGGTAAGCTTACGCACTTATTTCGCCAGGCTAGCGACGCGGGCAACGCTCAGAGCTCTATGACTGGGCAGATCGGCGCTAAGATGGACCAGGTGGAGTACAAGTACGACGGCTCTATAGTGCCTGTACACGACGCGGGTTTTTACCGCAATTGGCGCGAGTTTTTAGCCATGCAGTCGGAAGGCTTCGACGCGCTAATCGACGACCAGCGCGAGACGGTCGCGACACTGCGCCGCCACCTAGTGGACAACTTTCTCGACGGCCACCGCAACCCTAACGGGACGTTAATTTCTGTCGACAATATCAGCTGGGGCGGTGTGCGTAACGACTCACGCGTTAACCAGGTGGACCTCGGCGCTGGCGGCATTAACTTTGATTTTACCGACCAGACCAAAACAGGCGCCGAGATTAAAGCGGCGTTTATCCAGCTCCGGGACGTGTTGTGGATTACTAACAATTGCGAGCAGGACGCAACGTACTACATGAGCCGCGACATTATTAGCAACTTCGAGCGTAAATTCTCGACGAGCTACGAGTCGCGCACAATCCTGGACGAATTGGCGACCCTGCAGGGCGTGGCGGCTATTAAGCCGACTAGCAAGCTGGTGGGCAATGAGCTTATGGCTTTCCCGCTAGACTCGTCTAAAATCCGCCCGATAGTAGGTATGGGCGTTAACACCGTCGCAATGCCCCGCCCGGTCTATAACTCAAATTACGAGTTTGTGACGTGGTCCGCGGTAGGCTACGAGGTCCGCACGGACTACTTCGGAAAATCGTGCGTAATGTACGCCGCCGGCTAACAAGTCAGGCACGAGGGGGCCCGGGCAGCCGGGCCGCTTAACATATAAACCTGGGGGAGTCCAGAGCAATGAAAAAAACCGTTAAAGTAATCGTAAGTCACCCGCGACTTTTTCTAAGCGTTAAGGGTAAACTGCAGCAAGTCGAAAAAGGTACCGAGCTCACGCTTACGGCCGAGCAGGCCAAGAAGCTAGGCAGTAAGGTGCAGGACCCGGCGCAAATTAAGAAGCTAAACGCCAGCGGCGTGGAGGATGCGGCGCCTGAGCCTATGGCGG